AAACGTTTTTAACCCGGGTTGAAATAGATGTAACTCATTAATTATTCCTATGGAGGAAAAATCATGGCAAAAGTAAATTTAGAAGAGTTTGCAGGCGGTGCCCTGCAGGAGAAGTTTGATATGGCTATGGGGAAGGTTCTGGAAAATATGCAGGATCCTAATACCCCATGGAAAAATAAGCGGTCTATTACTGTGAAGATAACATTCCAGCAAAATGAGGACCGGGACGATGCTCAGGTTGATGTATCTGTGGAACCAAAGACAGCTCCGGTTGCGCCTATCGCTACCAGAATGGCAATTGGCAAGGATCTTAAGACCGGGGAAACTTTTGCTCAGGAATACGGTAAACAGCTTCGAGGTCAAATGTCCCTGGAAAATTATCAAACACCACAAGGTGATTTCAAAGTTGATGGTAAAACTGTTGATCCAGAGACAGGAGAAATCAAAGAAGAATCAGATGGTAAAGTTGTAGATTTAAGAGCAGCCAAACAGGCATAAGGAGGATTTAAATTATGGATATGACAAGGGAAGCATTACAGTATGTGGTTGGATTAAGTGAAGCAAATATCCTGGAAATCAACGGAGATACATATACCGATAAACAGGTCCACCGAATTGATAATAACCTTCGTGCGGCAGCTATTGAAATGAATACTCTTACAAGTCTGGTAGATTATGCAAAAGCTTTTGCTGATGAGATGTCTGATCAGATGTTGGTGCAGGTTGTTTCTCCTACGGTAGTCAAGCTGATATCCTGTCTTGATACGGACCGGAAACGTGAATGCCTTGTAAATGTAGAAGCTATGATTCCTGAATTCGCATACGGCAGATACATGGATCATGAAAGTTTTATTATTGCCTTACAGTCAAAGTTCATTGACAACAATGACCGGGAGTTACTATTAAGATTCGCCGGCACCGTGAAAGATGAGTCTATTGCTCAGTACGGTGACGATGGCGTAACTCAGAAAGCCACTATAAAAACTGGAATTACTTCCGTTGGTGAAGCAATCGTTCCAAATCCGGTTCACCTGCGTCCATTCCGAACATTTGTTGAAGTAGAACAGCCTATAAGTGCCTTTGTATTCCGTATGCGTCAGGGTGAAGGCCGTGGAGTGGAATGCGCTATCTTTGAGGCTGACGGCGGAGCATGGAAGAATGAGGCTATGAGTAACATCAAGAGTTATCTTGCACTGTCACTGGAAGGATTACCATATTTCACAGTGATTTCATAATAATTTATACCGCCGGCTCTGGTAATGGGTCGGCGGAGAAAGAAGGACTTGAGCATGAATCGTGCGATAATTATGGGCCGCCTAGTTCGCGATCCTGAAACAAGATATTCCCAGGGTGAACGAGCCATGGCGATAACTAAATATACTCTTGCGGTTGATCGTAGGGGAAAGAAGCAGGAAGGACAGCAGACAGCAGATTTTATTAATTGTGTAGCGTTCGATAAGGCGGGAGAATTCGCAGAAAAGTATTTCCGACAGGGTATGAGAATATTGG